CTAGTAGGGCTTGCTCTTCAGCAGCCTGAGTTATAGATTCCTTGAGCTTCTCCAACGTGGCATCGAGGCGGTCTCTGTCCTTTGTAGCAATCTTTTTGGGATCAATTTTGGATAGATCATACGAGAGGCTAATACCAGCATCCTGCACCGCTTTCGTCTGCTCCTCAGACAGCTTGGTAGACTTAGAATTCTTGTTCTTAAAACCGAAGAACTCCTTCATCTTGTCAATCGCCAAATCCATATCCGTCAAGAAATCATTCTCACCGAACAGGAATATGTACGCCATACCACCAAGTGACAGAGCACCTAACGCAACCGCCGCGATCTTGAACAGAGGCACCATCACGGCTGCAGAGAAAACAGTCGAGAAGGCCCATGCCACAGCCTTATAAAGCGCCTTACGTATGAAGAAACCGAATTGCGCTGCAAGGACACCAAGACTTATGGCGTCTACTAAGCTACCCGTTGTGAGAAACCCAGCCCCTGCGCCAACAGCCCCTGCGCCAACACCAGCCAACAGTGCCTTGCGCTTTGCAGCTACTGCCCTTATAGCATCTATGGAAGTCGTGGACCAACGCTTAATGTTGCTTACATCAAAGACCTTCGACAGCTGAGAACCGATTTGTCGTCTAAACAAGAAAGCGGCTGCTGCAATAAGAGGTAATGAAGCCAAAAGTACCGCTGCAACAGGATTGTTATTCTTCAACGCCTCAAAGTCGCGGCTTATCTGCTCAGTCAGCGAGAGGTCCTCAAGCGATTTCTGCGTGGTTGTTGCAGCCATTGTGAAGGTAGCAAAAACCGACAGGATGCTGCCAACGAGAATAGCTTTGCCATACTTGCCAAGGAACATGCGACCGAGCAGACCTTGATCACCACCAATAGTTTCTGCAAACTTCGAAGCCGACGATGCCTGCCGCTGAGTTGCCCCGAATGTGGAGGCCATCAGATTGCTATACTTACGCGAGTAGTTCTGGGAACCCGCGAAGATACCGCTGAAGCTCGACATTATAGACGAGAGACCCATGGAAGCGCTGGCCTTATTGATTTGCGCTGATACAGTGCCTGCAATGTCTGAGAATTGCTTCTTAACATTTGACAGAGTGGCTTTAGGGTCCTTACCAAGAAAGGCTGTTGTAAGAAAGTCGACACCCGCAGATACGTACGGTGTTGCGAAGTCCACAACGCTGGTATTTATCTTGGTGAAAACTGCTTTGCCAAAGTCGGCGACTCTATCGCCAAAAGTCCCGCTTCCAAACAACAAATCAAAAATCGTTTTGCTATTCTTTGCAGCGAGAGTCTTTATGGATGTGATAACAGGCAGGATTGCGGCGTCTACTACAGATGTCTTGATCTTATCGAAGCCTTTGTTACCTGCAAACAAGAGGTACAGCAAACCGCCGTTGGCGGCAAGTTCAGCGAGTGGCGAATTGATAAACAGATTGTCAAAGATACCAAGGGCGCTAGTAACCAGCCCTATGGAGCCGACCACACGTGCGACACCGAAAGTGCCAAATAGCCATGAACCGATAGCCCCAAGAGGAGCCTTTATGGTTTTACCCTTGTCATCTTCACCGTCTTTAAACAGACCGACGATGTATTTCAAGGGAGCTGTAGCCTTCTTGACCAGATCTGTTTGACCGGCAAGACGCGCAGCACCTGCGCCAAATAGCAAAGCGCCTATCAGGCCTAACGGAGTGCCAAGCCCGACCTTGTCAGCGATGGAGAAAATACTAGTGAAGATGTCACCGACCATGAAGCCGATATTGGTCAAGAACCCTCGGAAGGCACTAGCCACTCCGCCAAGAATCACTGTAAGTATCTCTGGAAGACTTTTGAGAGAGGCTGTCACAAGGAAGCCAATAGTTTCACCAAACTTAGTAGCAGCTGCGTTTATAGCCGAAGCATCGAACAAACTCTTGAAAATTGAATCCGCAAGAACTGTTGAGTTAAGCGCGAGCTCTGTGCCAAGAGAGGCCAACAGCACTGTGCCGATAGATGAGAAAGGCAGCACCAGCTTTGCAATTATGCCGGCTATGCCGATAATGGCCATTGAGAATATTGACGGGTATTCTTTTGCAAAGTCCAAAGCTGAACGCTTCATATCTGCAAAGGTAGCACGCGCTAAGTCGTAGAGTTTCTCGAAACTGCTCTTCGACTGCATTACGTTGAATTTGATTTCAGGTACTCGCAGTGAGTTCTTAAAGGAGCCTGAGATGTTGTTGTAAATCGACCTGAAGTAACCTGTGAAATTGTTGTAGAATTTGACGATGCCAGTCTTCGATTTCTCCCAAAGCGTTGCAGAGCTGTTGATAATTGCCAGCACAGTGTCTGTCCACCAAGAGTTACCGATCACTTCGTCGTATATTGTGAAGAAGTAATAAATAACTTTCTTAGCAAAATTCTCGATCTTCTTCAGCGGGCTGTCAAAGTCGGCCAAGTTGCTTATAGCATCTGAGATTCCAAAGATCAAGTCAAACACGTCCGCAGCCATGCTCTTGAAAGACTTGGCTCTGAAGATTTCAGAAATGGCTTCGCCGAAAGCTGTGAAGTACTTGATAGCGTACAGGACAACTTCTACAGTAGCTTTGGCAAAGGCTCTCAAAGCAGGTATACCAGCCTCTTTGAAGGCGTGGATCATTGTTCGTATGCCGGGATACCAATTCTGTACAATCAGCCCTCTGATATCCCAAAAGCGTGCAGTTAGCCCAAACAAGCCGCGAGTTATTTCAGCAATTGTTTGTGTGAGATTCTCAAAAGAGCCGGCTGTGAAGGATACGAACGCATCACTAGCACCGCCCCAATAGCGGTACAAGCTGAATATACTGGCGTTAAGTCGTTTGGCAAACCCTTCGATATTACCGCCAATGGTTGTGATATTGGACGCAACGGCTTTAGCAAGCACACCAAATGCTTTAGAGTACTCAAGAATGTTCCGCGCTGAGAAGAGCTCTACAATACTCTTTCTGTCGAATCCGCTAGCTGCCCAATATTTAGGACTCAGCCGCTTTAAAGTTCTTATAGCCTTCTCAACATCAGACTCGACTGTTACGAGGTCAATAAAACGGAACTGTTTCCAACCACGTATGAAGTTGCCTAAGAACGTCCTATCAAAGTATCTGATGAACTCGTTCAGGTCTCCCTTAAACGTGTCTGTAAACCTTATCTGTGGCAAGGCCTGGGCAAACTGTGTAGCAAGGCTACCGAATATGGAAGCGACTGGTGCAGAGATTAACGACACCAAGTTCTTAACGCGTCTTACAGTGACTGCGACATTAGTGCCAAGTTGGAAAGCGTTGTCGGCAGCTGCAGATACATACTTAGCAGTAGACTGCATGTACTTAGAAAGCGACGCAGAAAGCCCCAACCCCTTGTCGAATTGAGAAACAAACTGCTTTATTCCGTCGGTCAGAAGATTTGTCGATTGACCAATGGTAGGCGCCATCGCCTGGAATTCTTTGTTGATATTCTGTGCTTGCGCCAGAATCGCGCTGAAAACGACGTTGCTTGTAAGCTTACCTTGCTCACCAAGTATGCGCAACTGGCCTGTGCTTACCTTGAGGGAATCAGCAATAGCTTGCGCAATGCGAGGTGTCTGCTCCATAACAGAGTTCAGCTCCTCGCCACGCAAAGCTCCTGCAGATAAACCCTGATTGAGCTGCATTATGGCTGCAGAAGCGCTGGCCTCCGAAGCACCTGATACAATCACAGCCTCTTGGATTGCTTTAGTGGCTTCAAGAACCTTTACAGTACCTACTTGTGAGGACCTCAAAGCTCTGGCCATAGAGCTATAAAGACCTGCAGTGGCACTTACCGAAGAGCGCGTGTCTGCAGCTAATTTGAACACTTGCATCTGTGCGGATACAAGCTCTTTTGTTCGCCCTGTAACTAGAGCGATCTTGTTCTCTATCTGTTGGTATTCATCAACAGCTGATTTTAAACCATAAACCAAGCCTGCCAGGCCGGCGGCTGCACCTATATTCGAAAAAGTGCTTTTGAGTGTACGCCCAACAGACCTGGTGGCATCGTCGATTCTTCCCAGAGACGCTTCAACTTGTCGTAAATCACGTTTAGCTGCCGCTGAATCTGAGGTAACTGGTACTATGACACCGGTCATGTTATCCTCATTAAAAAGCCCGTGAAAGAAGGCATAAGCCAACCTCACGGGCACAAACTCACTTAAACTGTACTATCGAACCATTTATTTTCAGACCGAGCTTTAAGACAGAGTGCTCGATAAAATTAGGTTCGGCTTGAGGAGAGTGGCCTTCATTTAGAGCAATTATGTGCTCCACATCGTTCTCTAGACCCTTACTAGTTACTCTCCAGCCATCACGCGCTTCACCAGTGTCTACCGGCGTGCTTTCCTGAAGCTCTACGAGTAACTTCCTTTTAGATGAATCAACAGCCTTAAGAGATTGCTTCTGAACCTCCAGCCGAATACCTCTCAAGACTTTATCCGCGCCTTTTAAAGTCATAGATCAAGCCTATCACCGTTAATAGCCTTAGACATGAAATCAAACATCTTAGAGGACTTGAACTTGTTCGCTGTCATCTTCTCAGCGTGGGCAGAAGCCTTCAGACGAGCTAAAGAAGGGAACAAGTTCTCAGGTTTCTCTTTGACGCCTTGAGCTTGCATTATGCGGTAAGCTCTTTCATCGTCTTGCCAGCCAAAAGGATACCTGTCGAAGTAGTGGTACCAGCCCATCAGCTCCTCATGAGGCATCTCTTGTTTTAGCACATAGATAGGTATTCGCAGTCTATACGCCAGCTCGTATAGCGTCAGCTCGTCTTCGGTAAGACGTTTCCCTCAGCAGCCGTAGCAGGAGCCCGGAGACCCGAGAACTCGGTGACTGCAGTCGAAAGCGCCTGAAGTTCCTCCAGAGGAAACTCCTTGAACTCTTCCATCGAAAGCTCTTTGAAGTCTGCAACACCCTCGTCCAAAATCTTCTTGAGACTCGCGAAGATGTCGCCTTCAGAATTTTCAGAAGCTGTTTTGGTGAAGACTTGAATACCTTCGACCTGAGCGATTGTGAGCTTACGAATTTCAACTTCGTCGCCCATGAAAGCCACCTTCTTGGTGACGGCCTTAGAAAGCAAACTACGCAGTTTTGACATATGTATCACCTATTACTTTTTGATGATGGCATTTTTGATGCCCTGGAGTTCCGTCAATGTCTCGAATGCTTCGAGTGACTTAACAGAATCATTTTCTGAATTAAAGACCGCCATCCGTGCGAGTGTCTTGTCGATAGACATTTGAACACTACGCAGCATGTGTTGCCTAGTAACGCTAAGCACATAGTCTTTGCTGAAAGGTGCGTTTTGATTCGAGTATGCCATTATTAAAGGGGCATAAGCCCCTCCTCTTAGATCGTGAAAGCTCCGTAGAACTTCGACTGAATGGTGATGGTGACCGTACCAGTGTTGGCATCGGTCAACTGCGGAGTGACCTGCAGAGCGTCAATCTTACCGATCCAGTAGTACTGCGAGTTTTGCACAGTGCCAATACCGGTGCTGGTAGATGCAAACTTGGTCGCGCCCGAGCCGGTCGATTCAGTGTTCATCAGCGTGAAGCGGAAGACATACTGATTACCGTCACCGACCATGTTACCCAGGATGTTACCAGCTTCCTTGGCCCAATCAGCGGGGACCAGGTTGATCTGGATTTCCATCGTGGGAGCATCGGACTGACCCTGAATCTGCTGTGAGCTGGCCTGACCATAAGTCGGGACGTTCACAACGTTCGGGGGAGTGCCCATCGCCGGGAATTC